CCAACGCCAGGCTGACTACACCCGCAAGACGCAAGAGGTGGCCGAGATCCGCAAGGGTGCCACCGCCGAGCAGCAAGCGGCGCTGCAGGAGCGCCAGGCCTACGCAGGAAATTTGCAGAAGATGCAGGTCCAGCTGGAAGGCGCCTTGGAACAGCAACAGAACATCAATTGGCAGGCGCTGATTGACAGCGACCCGGTGGAGTACCTGAAACAGCAGCACCTCTTTCAACAGAGACAAGCCGCTTACCAGCAAAACATTGAGCAGCAGCGTCAATTGGCGTCCATGCACCAGGCAGAGCAGGCAAGAAGCTACTCAGATCACCTGTCCACCCAGCAGCAAGAACTCCTTGCCAAGCTGCCCGACTGGAAAGACGAGGGCAAGGCCGCTGCCGAAAAGGCCGCACTGCGCACGTACCTGCTAGGGCAGGGCTACGACGAGCAGGCGGTGAGCAGCGTGGCAGACGCACGCGCCGTGGTGATGGCCCGCAAGGCCATGTTGTACGACCAGATGCTGGCCAAGGCCAACACTGCCACCAAACGCGTGAGCAATTTGCCAAGCCGCATTGAGCGACCCGGCGCGGGTGAGCCGCAGGGTCTGGACAAACGCAGCACCGCCTTCCAGCGCCTGAGTAAATCAGGCCGGGTCGAAGACGCTGCCGCCGTGTTTTCAACATTCATTTAACAGGAGCCAATCATGGCAGCACCTACCAATACCTTCCTCACGACCGCCGCAATCGGCAACCGTGAAGACCTCTCTGACGCGATTTATCGCATCTCCCCCACGCAGACGCCGGTCCTTAACATGGCCAGCAAGAGCAAGGCGACCAACACCTTGCACGAGTGGCAAGTCCAAGAGCTGGCCAGCGCCGCTGACAATGCCCAGGCCGAAGGCGACAACGCCTCTGCCAAGGTCGTGACAGTGACCGTGCGGCTGACCAACCGGACCCAGATTGCCACCAAAACCGTGGTGGTGTCGGGCACGCAGCAGTCAATGAACCCGGCCGGCCGCAAGGACGAGCTGGCCTACCAGCTGGCCCTGGCCTCGGCTGAGATCAAGCGCGATATGGAGTTTGGCTTGACGCAGAACGACGTGCTGGCAACATCCCCACGCAAGTCTCGCGGCCTGCGCGGCTGGGTGGTTGACAACGTCAACAACAACGGCGGCACCCTGGCGTCTTACACGGCCAACACCGGCTACACGGCAGGCACCCAGCGTGCCTTTACCGAGGCGCAGGTAAAGGATGTGCTGCAGAAGATTTACACCAACGGTGGCGAGCCTGACGTGATCATGATGCCGCCCACGGCCAAGCAGACTTTCTCGGGGTTCACCGGCAACGCCACGCGGATGGACAAGAGCGAGGACGCCAAGCTGTACGCATCGGTGGACTTTTACGTGTCCGACTTTGGCACGCTGCAGGCGGTCCCCAACCGCTTTATGGCGGTGCGCGACGTGTTCCTGTTGCAGGCTGACAAGATGGCCGTGGCCTACCTGCGCCCGTTCCAGACCATCGAGCTGGCTAAAACCGGCGACGCCGAGCAGCGCGAGATCATCGTCGAGTACTGCCTGGAGGTGCGCGCACCCAAGGCCCATGGCGCGGTCTACGACATCCTGTAACCCCAGGGGGGTGGCAGCACCCCCCGTTTAAGGACCAACCATGGCTATCAATCTGAAACAAAACGCCGATATGTCGGCTGGGCTGCAAGGCACCGACGGCGACGAGGGCGGGTTCATCGTGATGAGCTTTCCCTACAACGCCACCGCGCAGGCATCCATCCTGAGCATTGGCGGCGTGGTGTGCAAGCGCCGCATGGTCGTGACCGACATCAAGGTGACGCCAGAGGTAACAACCACCAACGCAGTGACAGCAACGGTCTACAAAGCCGCAAGTGGCACCGCATTGGCCTCTGGCACGGCGCTGCACAGCGGCACCGGCAATTTGCAGGGCACGGCTGCAACACCTCAAACGCTGACGCTGTCCACCACAGCCGGCGCGCTGGACGTGGCGGCAGGCAGCCGCATTGGCGTGGTGATCTCGGGCGTGCCTGGGGTTGCAGGCGCTGGCTGCGTCACAGTGACTCTGGCACCCGCCTGATGACCGTCTAGCCCTTTATTGGGCCGATCCGGGTGTAAGGCCCGGTCCTTTTTTACCCTTAACGCAGTGATGCGCTGGAGTTCCTTTTATGGCTCAAACTTTTTCTAACGGCGTCACGATAACCGCTGTGGGATTTTCTGCGGCAACGGGCGCAGCCTCTGCCAGGACCGCAATCCCCGTTGACTCTAGCGGCAACAGACCCAACTACGTCCGAGTTGCGTCACGCAACGAGTGCTACGTCAAACTTGGCACGGTTACCGTGACGGCAACTACCGCTGACGTGCTGATCCAACCGGCCGACTCGCTCATCATGCAAGTGCCTGCGGGTATCACGCACATTGCCTACATTCAGGGCACTGCCGCCGGCCAGGTTAACGTGTCGCCCCTGGAGAACAGCTGATGCTGCGCCAGGACACCCGGCTGGGTGATGTGGTCAGCACCATTGCCCTGCAAGACGGCGCGCTGATCACCGGCACCACCCAGGACTGCACGCCTTACGCCGAGCGCGCCAAAAGCATGCAGGCGGCAGGACTGCACGGCAGCAGCGACATGCGCCTAGCCGCCAGCGTGCCGGCGGTGCTGGTGGAGCGCTACTGCAACCAGGCCGGCATTGACATGGCCGAGTTCAACAGCAGCCAAGACCACAAAAAGCGCCTGCTGAACGACCCGGCCCTGGCGGCCTTTCGCATCTGGCCGGGGCGCGTTTAAACCATGGCGCTGTCCACCTACACCGAGCTGCAGGCCAGTGTCGCCGCCTGGCTGCACCGCACCGACCTGACGGCGGTCATTCCCGACCTGATCGTGCTGGCCGAGGCCCGCATCGCGCGCGACCTGCGGCTGCGCAACCAGGTGGTCAGCGCTACCCTCAGCACCGTGGCCAGCCAACGCAGCGTGGCTTTTCCTGCCGACTGGCTGGAGTTTGAAAACGTCACCCTGGTGGGCGACCCCGACACCAGCCTGACCTACGTCAACATTGCCTACTTGGACAATCGTTTTCCCGACGACTACGCCACTGGCAAACCCGTGGTCTGCAGCATTGAAGGCCAGAACCTGCTGTTGGGGCCAACACCAGACGCGATTTACACCATCAAGACGCTGTACTACCAGCGATTTGTAGCCTTGGCCACCACACCCACCAACTGGCTGCTGACCTACCACCCCAGCCTTTACCTGTTTGCCACCCTGGCCGAGGCCGCGCCGTTTCTGCAGGACGACGCCCGCGCTGCGCTGTGGGAGGGCAAATACGCCAGCGACGTGGCCCGGCTGCAGATGAGCGACGACGCCGGCCAGTTCAGCGGCTCGGGCTTGCGGGTGCGGGCCATCTGATGGACAAGCTGCTGGGCTTTCTGCCCGACGCCGACCCCACGCTGCCCGGCGTGATCACCCTGTGCGAGAACATCATCCCCTACGAGTACGGCCTGCAGGGCAGCCCCACCGGGCTCACGCCCGACAGCGTGCCGGCGCTGGCGGCAGCGTGCCAGGGCGCCGCCATCATGGAGCTGCTGGACGCCAGCCGCCGCACCCTGGCCGGCACCAGTACCAAGCTGTACGAGCTGCTGGCTGGGGTCTGGATCGATGTCTCGGCCGGCACTTACACCGGCGGCGTCGACACCCGTTGGAGCTTTACCCAGTTTGGCAACGCCAGCCTGGCCAGCAATGGCGCCGACACCATCCAGCGCAGCAACACCAGCGGCAGCTTTGCGGCCATTGCCACGGCCCCCAAGGCCAAGATTATTTTTAGCGTTGGCGCCTTTGTCATGGCGCTGAACACCAACGACGCGACCTACGGCGCCAGCGGTGACCGCTGGTGGTGCAGCGCCAGCTTTGATGAGACCAGCTGGACGCCCAGCGTCAGCACCCTGGCCACCACTGGCCGGCTGGTGGGCACGGGTGGTGAAATCACGGCCGGCGGGCGGCTGGGCGAGTACGCGGTGGCCTACAAGGCCAAGTCGATTTACCTGGGGCAATTTATTGGCGCCCCGGCGGTGTGGGACTGGCTGCCGGTGCCCGGCGGCGAGGCCGGCTGCGTTGGCCCCGAGGCTTTTTGCGACATTGGCGGCGCCCACTTTGTGGTGGGCATGGACAACCTGTGGCTGTTTGACGGCAGCCGCCCGGTGCCGCTGGGCGGCGGCGAGGTGCGCCAGTGGTTCTACAACAACTCCAACCCCAAGCAGCGCTACAAGATCAAGTGCGTGTTTGACCGGCAAAACAACCGGGTCTGGATCCACTACCCGAGCCTGTTTGCCGGCGAGTGCGACCGGGCGCTGGTTTACCACGTCCAAACCAAGCAGTGGGGGCTGGCCACGCTCACGGTTGAGGCGGTGCTGAACTACATTGCGCCGGGCGTCACCATCAACGGCCTGACGACCTACAGCGCCACCATTGACGGCCTGAGCGGCTACTCCTTTGACTCGCAGTTTTGGATTTTGGACGGCCGGGTGCTGGCCGCTGTCAACAGCAGCCACCAGCTGCAGGCGCTCAACGGCCCCACCGCCAGCAGTTTTTTGACCACGGGCGACGCCGGGGACGACGAGCGCTACAGCCTGCTGCGCAAGATTCGGCTGCGCTTTGCGCCAGGCTACGCCCCATCCAGCGCCACCCTGCTGAGCTACACCAAGGCCGTGGAGGGCGACGCGCTGACCCTGAGCGCCAGCGGCACCCTGGCCGACGGCAAGTTTGACTTGTTGCAGAGTGGCCGCTGGCACCGGGCTACGTTTAACTTTACCGGTGACGTGCGGCTGCTGGCCTACGGCGCGGTGCTGGTGCCCCAGGGCGTGGCCTGATGCGGCTCAACGTCACCCCGCGCGCCAATGTAGACGCCGAGGTGGCGCGCTGGTACCGGGAGATTGCCCGGCAGGTCAACGCCCTGTCTGAAGGCCAGCAGGTGGCGTTTTACAACGCCGCCACCACCGTGCCCACCGCAGGCACTTGGCAGCTGGGTGACTTTGTGCTGAACAAGGCGCCGGCAGAGCTGGGCACGGCCACGGCCAAGTACTTGATCCACGGCTGGCGCTGCACGGTGTCTGGAACTCCAGGCACTTGGGTGCAATGCCGATTCTTGACCGGCAACTAATTTTGAAGGAGAGTATTCATGCCAGCAAATAACTTGGGCTTTGGCGGTAACCCGTTTCTGGGCCAAGACAACCCTTACCTGCAGGGCAACATCGACGCCACGCTGGGCGACATCACGCGCAACTACAACCTGGCCGTGAAGCCGCAGACCGAGAGCGCCATGGTCGGCTCGGGCTCATTTGGCAACAGCGGCCTGCAGCAAATGCAGGGCGAGCAGCAGCGCAACCTGGCGCAGCAGCTGGGCAACACCGCCGGCAACATGCGCATGCAGGACTACAACCAGCAGCAGAACATGTACCAGTGGGACCAGGGCTTTAACCGCAACATCTTCAACGATGCCAACGCCCAGAACAACCAGGCCTTCAACAACTACCTGAACTACAACCAGACGCTGGGCAACCTGAACACGCAGGACATCAACAACGCCAGCACCATTCAGAACATGCCGCTGCAGTACCAGACCCAGTTTGCCAACCTGGCCGGTGGTTACGGCGGCTTGGGCGGCAACAACAGCGCCAGCACGCAAATGCCAGGCAGCCCGGTCATGGGCGCCTTGGGCGGCTGGCAGCTTGGCAACAGCTTCAACCGGGGATAACCATGGCACTTGACCCTTATTCAATCGGCGGCGCCATCCTGGGCGGCCTGTTTGGCGGCCAGAGCAGCACCCAAACCCAGACCGCCAACAAAGAGCCCTGGGCGCCAGCGCAGGATCTGCTCAAAAGCCAGATCACCAACACCGGGCAGCTGCAGAACTACTACCAGCAGAACCCGTTTTCGCCCATGCAGCAGGCGGCCTACCGCAACGCCTTTGCTCAGAACGACAGCATGCGAGCAGCCGCGCCTGGTGTGATGCAGCGCCTCTCCAGCAACCAGTACTTTGACCGCGGCCAGCCGCTGAAAATGCCCCAGGCGTTTGACTTTGCGCCCAAGGCCAACAACAGCCTGGGCCTGAACGGCAACGCGCAGGCGCTCAGCCCGCTGCTGGACAGCCTGTTCAGCAACCCCTACACCAATGGCGCCATCAAGCCTATGACGCCCTTGGTGCCTGCCATGGGGCCAAATACGATGACCGCAGCGGACGGGCAGGGCGGCCAGGGAGGGAATTACGCCAGCACCAGCACGCCAGATTACGGCGCGGCTGCAACACTGGGCCGCACCCTGTCAAACATGGGGCTGACTTCCTTGGGTGGGTACTTATCTCAACAAGCACAAGACGGCTTTACAGGCCAAACCATTGCTGGTCTAAGCGTTGACCCTG